TGAGATTTTTACAACCTGAATTTGGATCTATGGAACCTGTATACGTTTCTTATTGGAAACGAGCAGTTAAAGTTTTTTCAAAAGAAGTTAAAAATTTTAATGAACAACATCCGTATATTATGAAATCGTTAATCGCGTTGGCGATAGCGGGATCTTTATTTGGAGCTTATAGCATATATGAATTTTGTACCAGGAAGGAGAATCCTCCTATGTTTCAGGAAACATTGGAGCTAGTTAAAAGTGTTGACCCTATTACAGAGCAGAAATATCATGCGGGAGAACCTCGACGATCAGCCCCGAAAGCTACTAGAGTAATTGTGGGTAAACCGCAGGTAGCAGATCAGAAGCTAAAACATTTAACGTCTGCTACAGGCAAGTTGGCCAGGAATTTATTTATGGCCACACATCACAATAAGTCTGGGAATAGACAAGTGAATACGTTGAATGTGAAGGGACGTTTGTGCATTATGAATTTTCATTTTGCTGCAAAAATACTTTTGGGCGATATGGTGTCACTTGTTAATGCTAATGGTATTGGTTATGTTGAAGAATGGGATCCATCTAAAATTGTTAGGTTTGGAAAGGGTGACTCTCGAACAGATCTTTGTATGTATGAAATGGGACCTCAATTTCCATCAGGTAAGGATATAACATCTAAGTTTGTTAAGTTGCAGACATTGCAACATTTTAATAAGAAAGATGCTCGTTATTTTGGTTTAGATAATGATATGCGAACTGTGTTAATACATGGTAGAGCCCATGCGATTGATCATTTGAAAGATTGGTCATATACAATACCAGAAGATAGAGTTGGTCGTCCTAGTGACGAACAGAAGACGTATATTCGGGAAGGTTGGAAGATGCAGGTATCTACTGACGATGGTTTTTGTGGTGCTCCGCTTATGGCAGAAGGGTTACATACACCGGATCAGATTATAGGTATACATGCAGCTCTTGATGAAACGTGTGGGACAGCAATAGCAATATTGGTGACCCATGAAATGATTCAGGGTATGTGTGCTTTGTATAAAGATCAAATTGTTGATGAATGGGAGTCTGGAGAGTATGAGTCTCTTTTATTAGAAAAGGAAGTTGATCCTCAAGTATTGGAAGGGAACTTCTCTTATGAAGGTAAATTTAATATTAATGTTGCCCAGCCATCTAAGACTAAGATTCGTAAATCACTTATTCATGGAGTATTTCCGCCTGTAACGGAACCAGCAGTATTACAGCC